GTCAAATACCTCTCTCGGAAATCCCGCAACACCGACATGGATCGATCCATCTGCGGCAGGATTCACGGCATTTACATCTACCAATGTTATAACCACTGCAGACACAGCAGATACTTCTGCTGTAATTGCATTTGTCCCATCAGCAACTGATGGAAACCAAGGAATTCGTTATAATTCTGGATTAACATATAATGCTGTAACAAATTCATTAAGTGCAACAACATTTGTTGGAGCACTAAGTGGTAATGCAACAACTGCTTCCACACTTCAAACTGCTAGAACTATAGGACTAACTGGAGATATTTCTGGTAGTGCATCGTTTAATGGTTCTGCAGATATTAATATCACAGCAACCATTGCTGCAAATTCTGTTGCACTTGGTACAGATACAACTGGTAATTATGTTGCAACTTTATCAACATCAAGCACTGGTCTTACTGTTGCAAACTCTGGTACAGAAAATGCTGCCGTAACTGTTAATTTTGCTACAATCACAAGCGGATTAAATATGGGAACTTTTTCTTTTGCAACTGGAGAATTTACAAATACATCTGGAACTGTTGCGTTGGGCACAGTTGATGGTGGATCGTTCTAATACATAACATTGGAGGTTTATTATGGAAGAAGTGAATTATAATGATACGGTTGTTATACCTTTTTTAGAAAAGAAGTGTAAGGATCTTCTTGCATTAAATTTAGTGCTTGAAGCAAAGTTATTAATTGAACAAAATAAAGTTAAAAACTTTGAATCTTTTGCAAATGGTGAAAATGAAAAAGTTGAAGGTTTAGTAAATCAAATTGAAAATTTAAAATTACAACATTCAAAAGAAATTACAAATCTTCAATCCGCTGTAAATACTGCAAACAATTCGGTTAATAATATTCAAAATGAAAAAAATAATTTACAAAATCAATTAAGTGATTTACAGTCAAAGGCAACAAGAGAAGAATCTTTAAAAAATAATGCAATAAGCGAATACCATGAATTGAACAATAAATACTCTGAGATGCAAAAACAATTAAATGCTTTACAAAATGAAAAACAAATTCTTATGACTCAAATTGAGGAACTTAAGAAGAAACCAAGTGAACCAAAACAAAAAAAGATACAGCAAACTCAGGTAGCATGATATGGCAAAAATATTAACTAAAAATTCATTTACATCAGGAGTAACACCATCTGGTCTTTCTGCGGGTGAATTAGCAGTTAATGTTTCGGATAAAAAATTATTTGTTGGTAATGCTGTTGGTGGTGTAGTAACACTCCACGATCAGAATAATGTTGTAACTTCGGTCAATGGTGCTACTGGTGGGGTTACAATTACCACTGGTCTTTCCTGGTCTGCCGTGACCGCTGATCGCTCTCTTGTTGCAGAAGAAGGTGTGCTTGCAAACAAATCATCAGGAACACTTACTCTCACTCTACCAACCACCGCAGCACTCGGCAAGGTGATTCGCGTGAGTGGTATGCAGAATACTTGGCGTATTGCACAGAATGCTTCGCAGAAAATTCATTTTGGTAAAACAACAACAACAACAGGTGTTGGTGGTTATTTGGAAAACAGTAATGCAAAAGATTCAATTGAACTAGTATGTTGTGTTGCCAATCTTGAATGGAATGTCATTAGTTCTATAGGAAATATTGTAATCGTATGAGTCAATTCACTGGACTATTATCTGCAACTGGGTTAGGAAATATGAGTGTTGTCACTGCCGTAGATGTAACACCGAATGCTGTGAATTGGACTGGCAACATTCAAAACACAGGAACAGTATGGATAACAAATGGTCAACAGATAACAGGGATTGCAAGCACAATAACACTAAAATTGAATGTAGACACAGATAATCTTTATGGTTTAGCATATGCGATAAGAGCAGCAGAATCGCCCGCTCCTGATTATAATTCAATGGATTGGATTAGTATTACTAGTGCTGATCCTTTTACTGGTGATACTAATACATTTACCGTGTCAAATAATGATTGGTTGTGGTTTTACTATTATCATCAAACATCACCTGTTTGTGTGCTTTCCACAGTCTCTGTGATAAATGTGAGTGGTGGTAATGCAGTATTGGATACCTTCCAAACACGACTGCGTTCCCGCAGCACTCCATGTCCATGATACTAAATATAGCAGGAAATTAAGATGGCAAAACAAAATTCAGTCAACCTTGATATAACGAACAACGCCGATGGATTCAGCATTGCTGGAGGTTCTACATCAAGAACTCTTGGAGTTTCTGGTGCTGATATCACTCTTGTTGGATCTGGTACTGCCACACTCACATTTCCAACGACATCAACAACACTTGCTGGTCTTGGTATAACACAGACATTTACAACATTACAAACTTTTGATGCTGGAATATCTGCACCAAATGTTGTAAATTCTTTAATAGCTGGATCTGCTATTATAATATCGGGAACGACTGGAAATAAAACAATAACAAATGATGGTGTGTTTTCATTAAATGGTGCAACTGGCGGATTAATAGGATTTATCAAAAATGATGGATCTACACCATTTGTTACATCAGCGCAACCATTTAATGCTGGATTGAGTGCAACATCGGGATCTACTTTTAGTGCTGCAACTGTTTATATAACAAACTCTACAACAAATATTGACCCATTGTATGTTCAACATTCTTCAACTGGAGCATTAAAAGTAGCAACTACAGGTCAAGCACGAACTGGTGCTCTAAAACTAGGAAATTCAACTACTTCAACATATAACACATATATTAATAGCACAGATGGAACTTTAACATTCTATAATGGAATCAGTAACACTGGGTCCAATATGATATCATTTAGTTCAAGTGCAATAACCATTCCTACCACTATATCTGGTGCTACATTTAGTGGTTTAATATCAAGTACATCTGGCATATGTGCAAATGGTGGAATATGTGGTGGTACTTATATAAGTTCAGAAGGTGGATATAGATTTACTTCAAACGCAATTAAAACTCTTACTGGAACAACATATACATTACTTGTATCTGATGATGGTAAAATAATTACAACATCAAATGCATCTTTACAAAAATTTGAAATTCCAACAGGATTGCCTGTCGGATTCAATTGTTCTGTGATACAATTAGGAACAGGACCAGTAGGATTTAGTGCTGCGTCTGGTGTTACTTTAAATTCTTTTGCTGGTAAAACTTTGATGGCAGGACAACATGCTGCTGTGAGTATAATCGAATATGAAAATAATATTATAAATATTTCTGGTGGATTAACCGCATGATTCCGAGTTTTAAACCTGGTATAATGTCATCGAATAGAATTCGTGCTGCTGCCACGGTTGATAATACACCAAATGCGGTGGACTGGACTATACCAACATCTACGACGGCTACAACTAATACATCTATCGGTCAACAAATAACTGGAATAGATTCTTCAATAACTCTACAACTAAATTTAAGTGGCACTGGCGTAGCGACAGTTTCATATGGAACTAATTCTACAAATTCTACTCCTAGTACATGGACTCAAATAGGCAGTGGTGCTCCCTTTACGGGAGATACATCAACATTCAGTATCTCAAATAATCAATGGGTATTTTTTCAGTTTACAAGACATGTTGCTTGCCAAAGTGTCACTGTAACTATAAAAAATGTAAGTGATTCAAATACAACATTGGATACATTTTCGTTCCTTTTTGGTCTTAAAGCTGGTTGTTAGTTGTAAAATTTGGACATAATTTATGAACATATATCAAAATTTACAAAATTTTTATGACTCACCATCTTTTAATGGATATGATTCACATGGTGAAATTAAAAGATTTAATATATTGAACGATTATCAATTTACAAGTGTGTTAGATGTTGGTTCTGGTCCCTGTTTCTTGAAACAGTGGTTGAGTGAAAATGAAATTACTTGTACATATGAAGCAGTTGATATTCGACAAGATTCATTAAGTTTATGTAATTGTTCAACTTATGAAGAGATACCCTTATCTAATTCGTATGAGTTAGTTTGTATCTTTGAAACTGTTAGTTATAATATTGATTTTGATGAAAATAAAAATAAACAAATATTTATAGATTTGCTTACAAAATCAAAACAAGTAGCAAGTAAATATGTAATATTTTCTGTTTTTAATGAAAATAAAAAAGAAGAATTTTTTATTACAAATAAAGATGAATTGGTATGGTTTAGTCCTGAAGAAATAAACTCCATATTACAGTCTATTGGTTTTAACAATTATCAAATTATAGAAAGAAATGATTTACAAGCATATTGCTATTATGTGGTGTGTAATTTACTATAAAATTTAATACTATGAATCTTAAAATTTACAAAATGTACCCAGATGTCCCAGACATCAATTACGCGACAAAAAACTCAGCGTGTTTTGATATTGCAGCATACTTTCATTACCAAAATTCTTTCAAGACATTCTCTACAGATAATAGAGAAATAACTGTTCTTGGTGTTCAGAATGAAAATGGAAAGGCATATGTTGATCTTCCACCAGAATGGAGAATGTTGGTTCCAACAGCTCTTATTCTTGACATACCAGAGCAACACTGTGTAAAAATCTATCCAAGATCTGGACTTTCCACAAAGAAAGGGTTGAATTTAATTAACTGTGTTGGTATAATTGATGCTGACTATGTGGAACAATTGTTCATACCAATTCACAATAACTCTCAGGAAAGAGTGAGAATTTATTCTGGTGATCGTATTGCTCAAGGTGAATTGGTATATCAACCACAAACATCTATATCATACATAAATGAAAGACCAAATCGTAAAGGTGATCGTAATGGTGGTTTTGGATCTACAGGTAAATAATGAACACAACAACTAATATTCAAGATGTGGTAAACTTTATAAAGAAGTTTGCTGGTGATGACGGCATTCCAATTATTGTAGATAAAGATTGGGACGAATTAAATAAACTATATTCAAAAGCAGAAGTTAAACAAGGACTCGCAGAATATATCTCGCAATATTCTGTTATGTTTCCATTTCGTAACATTGAATTCGATCAGGTAGAAAAGAAATTTCGTGAACTCAAGGCAGCACCATTTACCGAATTTATAATGTCAAATCCAGGAAATGTTGTTGAAAAATATGACGATTACAAATATCCATATTCTAAGTATGGAAAGTTTGTAATTTCATTTGGACACTACTTTAACGATATAAGCAATTATTTTCAACAAAGAAATCGTTATGATTGTGGATCTCATGGATTTGTTTCGCCAAATGAATATTGGTATTCTCCTGATCTTTTAAAGAAGATGAATTGGACATTCTGGAGATTGGATGACCGAGGAATCAATCATGATAAAATTCGTGGATCGTTTCGTCTTGGAGCATATGTAGCAACACAGTTTAAACCACAAGTTGCGAAAACAATATTTGATTTTGTACAATCAAAAGTACAAAGAAGAATCATATCTATTCTTGATATAAGCATGGGATGGGGAGATCGCCTTGCTGGTTTCTACACATCACGCGCTACTCATTATCTTGGCACTGATCCAAATCCCCAAGTATTCAGAATATACAAAGAACAATGTATTGCTTATGAAAAAATGATCAGTGGTCATGAACCAACAATTGTTGACTTTCAAAAAGAATACAATGGTCATGTATATGATGCGTTTCGTTGTATTGGATATTCTGGCAAGGAAGTCATTGTATATAATGCTCCAGCGGAAGATATACTAGATGTAATCAAAGCAAATAAGTATGATTGTATTTTTACATCACCTCCTTATTTCGCAACAGAACTTTATGATGAAGGTGGAGATGATTGGAAGCAATCGTGGTTTCGTTATCAACAATATGATAATTGGTGGAACAAATTCTATGCTCCTGTTATGAAAGCATGTTTTGAATCACTCAAAGATGATGGAGCAATGATGATTAACATTATGGATCCACATGTATATGGTAAGCGATATAATACATGTGATCAGATGGTTGATTATATCAAGAATCTTGGTGGTGTATTTGATGGTCAAATTGGAATGAGAATCAAACAAAGACCTAAAAATATAGATCAACAAAATTTAAAGACTCATTTAAGTAATACTTTCATTGAAAATATTTGGTGTTTTTCAAAGAAAGGGTTTGACTTAACATTTAAACATGCTACACTAGATGGACTGTTCGGAGAGTAAAATGACTAAAGATGAACTTTTTAAAATTCACGAAGAGATGTGTCAATCAGCGTTGACTTTAATGAAGAAAAAGAATGCCGATTATGCGGGTGGTGTGACCGATCCTTTCGCTAACTTTCGTCGCGCAGAAGCACTTGGTATCTGTACAACGGAACAAGCATTTTTAGTACGAATGACAGATAAGATGTCACGACTTTCTTCCTTTGCGAAGAAAGGTTCTCTTGCTGTGGAAGATGAAACGGTTAACGATACTCTGGAAGATCTGATAAATTATTCTGTTCTTCTTGCTGCTTACATTAAGTCAAAACAATGAATTTTTATACTAATGTTTTTTATGATTTCACTTCCATTCTTTACGCTGAAAAAGAAAACGGAAAGACAAAGTACAAAAGTGAAAAATTTACTCCAAAAGTTTATCTCCCATCTAAAAAGAAAAGTGATCATTTGTCGATTCATGGTCAATCTCTATCGGAGATGACCTTTGATTCATATCAATCTTACAAGGAATTCATAGAAAAATATTCAGAGATCAAAGACTTTGAGATTCATGGGGATATTCAAACAGAGTATCAATTCATAAATCAAAAGTATGGTACTGATATTTCATATGACTTTTCTCAAATTGATATTATGTACATCGACATTGAGACAACCTCTGAGAATGGTTGGCCTTCAATTGAAGATCCAAAAGAAAAGATCAATGTCATTACTCTTTCTTCAAAGAAATCAGGAAAGGTAACATTTTGTCTTGGCAAGACAAATCTAAATGATCAAAATATCTTTGAATATGACAACGAAGAGGAAATGCTTACCGCATTTCTTGATTATTTTTCTGTTAATTATCCTGATGCAGTCTCTGGATGGAACATTCGATTCTTTGATTTTCCATACCTAATTCGTAGAATCAAAGCAGTTCTTGGATTCAAGAGCGCAAAGAAGTTATCGCCTTGGGGAATTCTTAAAGAAAAATTCATAACACGAAATGGCAAGGAAGAAGTTACTTATGATATCATTGGAATTTCTATTCTTGATTACTATGAAATCTACAAAACATTTACATATGTAAATCAAGAGTCTTATAGTCTCAATCATATTTCATATGTTGAACTTGGAGAGAGAAAACTTCAATATAACGAATATGAAAATATTACTGAATTTTACAGAAAAGATTTTTCTAAGTTTGTTCTGTATAATATTCGAGATGTTGATCTTGTTCAAAAACTTGAAGATAAACTGAGATTGATTGAACTTGCAATTGCTCTTGCTTATTCTGCTGGTGTAAACTTTCAAGATGTATTTTCTCAGGTTAGAACGTGGGATGTCATCATCTACAATACACTCAGCAAGAAAAATATTGTGATTCCTCCAAAGCGAAAAGAGAAAAAAGATTCACAGTATGCTGGTGCATATGTCAAGGAACCTCTAGTCGGTATGCATAATTGGGTTGTGAGTTTTGATTTGAACTCTCTATATCCCCATCTTATCATGCAGTATAATATCTCACCAGAGACAATTACAGAGGATGGAATTCGTGGAACAATATCGCCAGATGGCATACTGAAGAATGGACTAGTATCCATGAAAGCAATAGAAGAGTATAAAGAAAAGAACCTCTCTATCGCTGCTAATGGAACAACTTACAGAAAAGATGTTCGTGGGTTTCTTCCAGAACTCATGGAAAGCATGTATAAAGATCGTAAATTGTTTAAGAACAAAATGATTGATGCGAAGAAAGATCTGGAAGCAATTAACGCAGAAATCAAACGAAGAAGCTTGACTTGAACCAGATTTATGGTATAATACAAGCATGGAAACGAGAAATGTGATTGACCACTACCATTATTGGAAGCATGAAGCGATCATCGCAGACCTTGATACAAAACGGAATAATTTTACCGTTGTTTGTAGCAATCTATATAATGACTTCAATATTGCTACAGTCATTCGTAATGCGAATGCGTTTCTTGCTAAGAAGGTAGTCTTGTATGGCGCAAAGCAATACGACCGTCGAGGAACCGTAGGCACACACCATTACACGCATTTCAAGCATACCAAGTCCCTATCTGAACTTGATGATGAGATCAAGGCGTTGCGGGATTTCAATACCGATGTAAAAGTCATCGGTATTGACAATATTCCTGGAGATCG